ACATGTTGAGCAGCCCCATACCACACAGTTACAGCACCTGAACCGCCGCCAGTGGACGACCCATCACCTGCTCCACCTGCGCCAATTAACAGCATATAAACATGGCTTACGCCTCTTGGCTTTTCCCAAGATTTGCTGGATGTAGTACCTGTCGTTCCCGATCCGTAAAAAATCTGGATGTCGCAGTTCTGCGGTTGAGCGATATTGAATAAATCAAGCATTACTCAGCCCATGACGGTTTTGTAGCATTGTCGTTCACGCAGGTGTACTCCACATTTTCTTCGCCTACAGGAATACCGTCAGCGCGATACACGCCGATGTAGCTACCGTTAGCGTCAAGATGGGCATACCCCTGTGAGCTATCAGAAAACTGTAGCTCAAACCAGCTATCAGTCTCGCGCCACATATTAGTAATCTCCAGCAACGCAAACAACCGAGTAACCAGTACCGGCTGAACCAGTCGATGTACCAAAGGTCACATACAGCAAGTAGTTCGCATTCAGAGCGAAGTTGATCGGCAACTCAAAAACCGAAGTCGCAGCAGTCTGCGAAACTGTCACCGCAGGTAGCGTGATTTCGTCGTACAACCAAGTGTTCGTGGCGTTAGTCGTAGTGCTTGACGAGACAAAAATACGGCACACAGTCGCCGCAGGAGAGCCCACAGGACGGAAGCGAATCTTCTGAATATACGAGCCGTTCGAACCTGCTGTGAACAGCTTGTAATTTGTACCAGTACCATCAAGCGCGGTATTAGCAGTAGGACCTACGATAAGACCCGAATTATTCTGGGCTACCGATTGAACGTCACCGGTAATTGAATAAATAGGTGCTGTATTTGCTGGCATGATTTACTCCTTAAGGAAGAATACAGTTAATGGCTATAGCGCGGACAAGACCAGTAGACGTACCGCCACCACCAGAAGCAGATAATGTACCTGCTGTAAAAGAAAGTCCTGTGCCAACTGTCACATTACTAAACCCGCCAGAACCATTACCATAAAGTATAGACGTTCCAGAAGTAGCCGGAGCATAGTCAGTACCAGAAACAGCAGCAGAAAACGCACTCGTTCCGTTACCCTTAACGATACCTGTCAACGTAGCAACGCCAGTACCACCATAAGCAACAGTGATTCCAGTACCGTTCCATACGCCAGAGCTAATCGTCCCTAGCGCATTGACGTTATTACTTTCGTCCTTATAAACCGACTTTTCAGCCGTATAAGTAACGAATACATCTTTAGCACCAGCACCGAAGTTAACAGCGTTATTACTGTTAGATGATTTCAGTACCGTAGTACGAGCTAACGTACCCGTTCCAACAGTACCGACACCAATCTCATAATCCGCACCGAGAGTAATTGCGTAATAGCAAGTATTACCATTGCCTATCGCCGATCCGAAAGTACGAAAGCCCGTTACTGCGCCGTCCAGTGTTAATGTGCCTGTGCCGGTCGTGGTGGACGTTTCCCGAACTCGGTCAGCAATGACTAATGGCATAGATTACTCCAGAGTTACGGAAAGGTTGCCTGTCGAGATCGTGAACACGTCACCAGAAGCAATCGACTTAGACGCATCCAATGGTGTGAAATACAACAGGTTGCCGCTGGTTAACGCATCCAGAATACCAACGTGAGTCACAGTACCCCAAGTGCCAGTAGCAGTCGGGAAAGTAACTGACGCGCTATTCGTTGATACACCGTTGCTAGGCGCACCAAACGTCACCGCTGTACGAGCATACGAACCACCAGATACCTCAGTACCCGTATTGCCCTCACCCGGATCGCTTGTGTAAAGACCTACATAAACCACTGATGGGCTTGTGTAGCTTGTATTCCGTAGAGTAGCGTTAATTAGCGCATTTTCTAGGAAATTCGACATTTCAGCCATGATTTACCTCACGTTATAAGACATAGACATAGGTTGACCACTATACTCACTTGCTTGGTCGGACGTAGAGATAGAATCAATCGCCCTAGAATACAAGGAAGCCCAAGTTTGCACCCTTGCATCATTCATCAAATACGGCTCTGCCTCTGCCAAAGACGCATATAGCAACGCATCAGGCACATAAGCCAAGAATACGTTACTAGCTGTCGAATCTGATAATACAGGAGGCTTGGCGTAATACAACATCTGCGCCGTATAAGACGAATCTGGAACCGGAGCTAACTGCATCTCCGCACCGAGAATAGTGTAGTCAAGAGGCTTGCCGCCATCCGTTACCCTAGATTCCTGATAAAACGAGTTAGGAGCCTTGTAACGTAGCGTAGTAATCGGAATCGTGTTGAGATGAATATCCCTCATCTCTAAGAAGTCGGTAGGCAATCCAAGTGTTGAATCACCGCCCGTTGTTGTCGCTGTAGCTACCACTAACATCTGACGAATTCTTAGGTCTCTCTGCAACCTAGTCTCAGCCAGACGGATAAAGTCCGGAATAACCGATGTCAGATCACTACGAGCCAGATAGTTAGCTATCGTTGTTTTTAACTCGCTATAGGTCGTAAATGCCATGTTATTCCTCTAGCTGCTCAAAATCTTTCCAACCGTACTCGTAAGTGCCGATGTGCCGGATGTGCATTGATAATTCATGGTCTACATACGTCTGGAAGCCCTCAGAACCAGCCTTGACGCAGAAATACACATCCTCACCACATACACCGTTAGAACCCCATCCAGCATCGAACCAAGGTCTTCCGGTCTTTTCAAACACTTCTCTACGGATCATCACAGCACCAAACCCAACCGCTGTAACTTCCTCAATCCCCTCTTTGCCGCGAGAGTCAATATTCGACCACCTACGAACCTCTGTATCACCTTCCATATACCTTGTGAGTATCTTGGCGGTAGGCGTTACAGGCTTCCTTCTAGTCGTTGCATTTACACCAACAATCGGCACATCTCGACTTAACAATATGTCAATGATGTCAGGTGGGAACCGCATATCGCTATCAATAAACAATAGCGCGTCACATCCTTCACCTAATGCTACTTCTGCCAACTTCTCACGCTGGTCAAATATCAGCGTTCCCGGCATTGTGTAAAGGCTTAATCCACCTTTACCATCTTTGCAACGTACTGACGCATCATGCGCTGTCATTCGAGCAAAGTCAAAAGCAAAACCAGTATGAACCTCATCCCTGCATGGTACGCAAACACCAACTCTCATATAGTTCCTCGATATGTCTTCCATACAGCATTATCAGGATCGTTCAGCCACCTAGCGAAACCGACCTCATCAACCACGTTAAAGCCCTTCATAATCCCTTTCTGGTTCAGTACATCTATGACCGTAAAGGGTATTCGAGCAACGTGATGCAGTTCGTTTAAGTGTCCTTGCCGAGATTTATCGTACTCTAATTGTTGCCTGTTGGCATCAATAATCTCTGTTACATCCTGCTTAGTCTCGATGACAATCCCGCCATCACCGTCTTCAAATGCTGTTTGAGTCCGTATCGGATTACTCATAAATTCCTTTCGTAGTTCTCCCCCACCGTTAGGCAGGGGAGAGTTGCTACTTATTACAGAGCCATGTTCAAGTCAGCAATGATGCCATGTGCGGCTTCGTTCTTGACTTCCAGAGTAACTTCAGCCAGAAGCTGAGTGTTCTCGCTATCACCAACCTTAGCCAGATCATTAGTCTGGAATGGACGGAGATAAGCCAGAGCAGCGTACTCAGGATCAAGCACCAGAGCATCACGAACACGCATGAATCGGTTAGGAACAACCGACATCGTGCCAAAGTCCGACATATAGAGATCAGCCGCACCGATAATGGTGGTCGGAGTATTGCCAGGAGCCATGTAACGCTGTGCAGCGATACCAGCAAACGACGATACCTTCTGCTTACCAGCAGCGCCAACCATCAGAATCTTAGGCGATCCACCGGAGACATATACCTCGGAAACAACGGTCTTCAGCAGAGCTTCGGTAAAGGTACGCTGTGTGCCATCGGTACGAGTAGAAACACCGATTGTCGCAGGGTCAACACCACTTGCACCAACGTCAGAGTTAGTCTTGATCCATGACAGGATCGAACCCAAGTTACGAGCGATAGTGGACGAACCAGCCGAACGACCTTGGTTAGCCAACAGGATGGTCTCAAGATCGCGCTTCAGTTCAGCAGAAGCCTTAGCCAACTGATAAGCCTTTTCCGACTTACGACCAGCCTTGTTCACTGAGTCCAGAGTACCCGAAACCTGAACGGTCTTCTGGATGATCTGAGTGTAGTTACCAAGACGGACGGTAGGCGACAGGGTTGCCGATGTAGCGTCTGCACCTTCAATCGCAGCGTTACCAGTGGTAGCAGCAGCCAGCGAGTCCGTCTGCCATTCGTGGTAGACAGCAGTTGCCTTAGTCTTGCCAATAGAAGACATGAATGGTGTCTCAGTTGGCGAAATGTTGTAGATGATGTCGGTCAAATCTTCCCGCTGACCAATAGCGGTATGTGCTGTATATGTAGGCATGATAACTCCTTATAAAAATCGTTCAAATGCTTTAGCGGCATCAGCGACCCTTCCGGTCTGCTTTGCCCTAGCTTTCAGTTTTTTCATTTCATCGTTGCTATCACGAGGCTGAGAAACTCCCGATTTCATTACCTTCGGAGCCTCGTTAACCTTCTTAGTGATACCCGGCTTTGCAGACTGTAACTTGTCGTACTGCATCGCCTTCCATAACGTTAAAACCTGACGAGAGTCATAGACCCCCGATAATTCCTGTTCCGAGAAACCTAGCTTCTGACCAAACTCACGCAGTTCTCGACGAGCTACTTCACCCTTTTGTGGGTCAGCATACTCAGGTATTGCCTCTGCCAGCTTACGAGCTTCAGCCTGTATCACATGACCGAGTTGCTCCTGACGCTCCTGATCCTGCTGCATCGCAATTCGCTGTCGTTCAGCCTGAACTTGAGCTAACTGCTTTTCCCGCTGTGATAACTCTGCAACCTTAACTGCGTACCCAATAGGGTCGGTTTCCTTCAGATACTCCAGATTCTCAGTTTCTGGCTGCTGGTTAAGCATCTGCTCAATTACCTGCAACCGTTCTGCGTATTGGTCACGCAGATACCTAGCTTCCTCGA